AGAAGTCCGGAGCAAACCCGCAGCCGAAGGCCACGACTTCTCCGGACTACACCGGCCTGAAGAAGACCATGGCTTCCGGCGGCAAGGGCAAGATGTTCGGGAAGCAGACGGCGAACAAGGCCAAGACTGGCACGTCGTCCCCGGCCGAAGGCTGAGGAGGCCATACACATGGGTGCCAATCCCTTTCCGCTTGACCTCGATGGCAGCGACCATGGCGTAGCCGCGAAGCTCATCGGGTCGTCCGAAACCAGCATCACCGCCTTCGCCGGCGGTGGTCAGGCCAACGGTCGTCTTCTGAACGCGACCCTGAGCCGTGTCACGACCGTCGCTTCTGCCGGTGACAGCGTGAAGCTTCCGGTCGCCAAGGCCGGCTGCTTCATGCTCGTGCAGAACTCGGCTGCTGCCAACTCGATGAACGTCTTCCCCAACACGGGTGACGCCATCGCGGCCGGTGCCGCCAACGCCGCCTTCGCAGTTGCCGCCGGCAAGAGCGCGTACTTCTTCTGCGCGGCCAACGGCTTCTGGGGCGCAGTGCTCTCGGCCTAAGCCGTGAAGAACCAACGACTGACCCTCGCCAGCGCGAAACTGGCGAGGGGTGCCCCTGCGCTCTGGGCCGACTTCATGACCGCGCTTGCGGAAGAGCACCAAACCACCATCGCAGCCCTCATCTCGTCGCCTCCCGACCAGCTCGCCTCAGCTCAAGGCCGCGCTCAGATCATGACCGCGCTCCTGAGCCTATTGGCGACCTGTGTGAAGGACGCAGACCAGATCATTGAGAAAGCAAAGAAATGATCAACCAGCAGTCCGTCCTACCCAACGGCGGCGTCGACCCCAACGTGAAGATCCCGGCCGCAGTGCTCGCAGGCGCGGCCCGGTCCGACGAGATCCACAAGGCGGCGTACCAGACGACCATCGAGGACGCGCCGGCCTCGGCCGAGAACCAGCCGGCCAACATCGCGCTCACGGAAGCGCCGGCCGCGACGCAGCCGGTCCAGCAGGCTGAGCCCGCCCCGGCCCCGGCTACCCCGCAGGTAACGGACCCGGCCGATGACGACCTGTCGTGGCGTCACAAGTTCCTCGCAGAAAACGGCCGGCTGAAAAAGGCGCTGGAGAACGTCCGGCAGCTTTCCGAGCAGGTGCAGAACATGACCGCCACGATGGCGGCGCTGCATCAGGCCCCGCCGGCGCAGCAGATCGCGCCCGAGCTGAACGCCCAGTCGTTGCTCACGCCGCAGGAAGTCGAGGAGTACGGCCCCGAGTTTCTGGAGGTCGTCGGCAAGAAGGCGGCAGAAATCGCACGCCGTGAACTGGCGCAGCGAGACGCCGAGATTAGCCGGCTGCGCGCGCAGGTAGACGGTGTGCAGACTTCGGTGAGCATGGATGCTCGCTCGAAGATGAAGCAAGAACTCGCGGCCCGCCTGCCCAACTGGGAGCAGGTCAATCAAGATGAACGCTTCCTCGATTGGCTGGCCTTGCCTGATCCTTTCAGTGGTGCTATCCGTCACTCACTGCTGAAGGAAGCATGGGGCCGTAACGAAACCGCCCGAGTGCTTGCCTTCTTCAACGGCTTCCTCTCTGAAGAGGCGGCTGTGGTCCCGAGAGCAGAGCCGGCTCCCTCGCCCAAGGGCAAGGTCCCGCTCGAAACGCTGGCGGCACCCGGTCGAGCTAAGACGGCGGCATCCACCACTGGCCCCGCCGAGAAGCCGGTCATCACCCCTGAGCAGATCACGCAGCACTACGCACGTTCGGCGGCCGGCTACTACAGGGGCCGGGAAGCCGAATACCAGCAGATGGAACAGGCCATCGCTGACGCCGTGCGGGAGGGCCGGATACGCCGGGGGTAATCCCAGCTCCAAACTCTCATAGAGGCCCACGATGGCTTTTGGCGTCGCAACAGGCGGCACAACCCCGCCCATCTTCCCGACCGGTTCGTCCGGCAACACCTTCTCGGCCACCGGGTTCATCCCCGAAATCTGGTCTGGGAAGCTGGTCGAAAAGTTCTATGCGTCGACTGTTCTGTCGGCGATCAGCAACACCGACTATGAGGGCGAGATCAAAAATCAGGGTGACAAGGTGCGCATCCGCACCAAGCCCACGATCACGATCCGCGACTACCTCGCTGACGGTGCACTGACGCTGGAGCGCCCGGCGGGCAATCAGGTCACGCTGAACATCGACAAGGGCAAGTATTTCAACACGATCCTCGACGACGTCATGGACGTGCAGTCGGATCTGAATGCTCTGTCGATCTGGGCCGACGACGCCGCTCAGCAGATGAAGATCACCGTCGACACGCAGGTGCTGGGATCCACTGGCATCCTCGGTCAGGCGGCGACCAAAAACAAGGGCGCGACGGCGGGGCAGATCACCTCCTCGATCAACCTCGGCGTCTCGGCTACGGGTCCGCTGACGGTCGTCGCACGCTCCCCGTCCGCAGGTCAGGTCGAAATCCTCGACGTGCTCCTGCGCCTCGGTCAGGCGCTCGACGAGCAGAACATCCCCGAGCAGGGGCGCTGGGTGGTTATGCCCGTCTGGGCTGCGACCTACCTGAAGTTCTCCGACCTGCGTCAGGCGTACCTGACGGGCGACAGTGTCACGGTGCTCCGCAACGGGCGTCTGGGCATGATCGACCGCTTCACGCTGTACGTCTCCAACCTCCTGCCGCGCGGCGCGGCCGGTGGTCTGTCCGGCTCCGAGGACATCATCTACGCGGGCCACGCGCACGCGCTGACGTTCGCCTCGCAGATCAGCAAGGTCGAGACGCTCCGCTCCGAGAGCACCTTCGGCACCATTCTCCGTGGTCTCCAGATCTACGGGTATCAGGTGCTCGATGGCACGGCGCTCGCGCAGGCCGTCGTCGTCAAGGGCTGATCCCAGCCATGACGTGAGGGGGGTCGGGTGATCCCGGCCCCCTTTCTCTCTGGAGCGCGCGATGGCCCTCGATACCGTCTCCGATTACCTGTCGACCGCACGCACGCTGCTGCAAGACCAGTATAGCGGGCAGTATCGGTACTCCGACGCGGAGCTGGTGGCCGGGCTCAACCTCGCGCTCTTGGAGATGTACCGGCTGCGGCCGGACCTCTACATCGGCATCACGACGGTGCCGAGCTACAGCGCAGGCTCCCTCGCTACGCAGGTCGCCATCGACCAGCGCTACCGCACGGCGGCCCTCTACTACATCTGCGGCCACGCCCAGTTGCGTGACGAGGAGCAGACCGAAGACGCCCGGGCGGGTGCCTTCATGAGCAAGTTCCTCGGCCAGATGCTGACGGTGCAGGCATGACAGCCAACAGCGACATCCAGCGCCTGATGAACAACCTCCGGGTGAGCCTCCCGGGCGCTATCGACAGCGCAATGCAGCTCGAAATTTTCAACGTCATGAACGACTTCTTCCAGTCCACGAAGGCGTGGCAGGAGGACATCCCGTTCACGACGGTCGTTGCCCGCACGAGCTATGACATTGTCCCGGCAAGCGTCTCGCAGATCGACAGCCTCATGGTGGTGCTCGATCCGAACAGCTTTCCCGTGGACGCGGCGATGCAGATCCCGGGCACGGTTACCCTGCGGGTATCGCCGACCGTGGTCCAGCAGCTTGTCGCCACGGTGGCGTTGACGATCACGGACCCCGTGGACCGGGACAACTACCCCGTGTTCCCGCAGTGGCTCCTGAGCAAGCACAACGACACGATCAAGTCGGGCGTGCTGGCGCGCATGATGGCGCAGCCGGCCAAGCCCTACACGAACGCGGCGCTTGCCACCTTCCACCAGCGCAACTTCGACGGCGGCTGCTCCAAGGCCCGCATCGAGGCCCGGCGCAAAAACACGTTCGGCACCCAGACGTGGCGCTTTCCATCGAGCTTCGGCGTGCGTCGCCGCAGGGGGTTCTGATCCATGGCGATCCAGATCAAGCACAACTTCACCTCGGCCAAGGCTGACGGCGTAGACAGCACGCAGGTGCAGCCGTCGAACTGGAATGATGTGCATGCGCTGACGATGGCCACGGCTAAGATCATCGGCCGCACGACGGCGGCCGCAGGCGCGGCAGAAGAAATCGGTGTCGGCACGGGCCTCTCGCTGAGCGCTCTGACCCTGAGCCTTGTCGCGTTCACGGGTGACGCGGGCGCTGGCGGCGCGCTGGGCGGCGTCCCGGCCCCGGCTTCGGGCGATGCCGCTGCGGGCAAGGTGTTGGGCGCTGGCGGTAGCTGGGTGGTCGTCGCAGGCGTGACCTACGCGACGGCTGCGCAGATCAATGCCATGTCCGCGACCGGCGTGGCGATCTCACCGGGCAACCTCGCGACGGCCATCGCCGAGACGACGCTGACGCCGGTCTCGAACACGATCACGCCGGACCTGACGACCTTCGTGAACGGGGCCTACACCCTCACGACCGGGCAGGCGCTGACGCTGGCCAACCCCAGCTTGTCAGTCGCCGGCAAGCAGCACCGCATCCGTCTCCAGCAGCCCGCCTCGGGCTCGGTGGGCACCATCACCTTCGGCACGGCCTACAAGAAGGCGGCGGCCGACAGCGCGGCGCTCACGGCGTCGCTCGGGGCCGTGGACTACCTCTACCTCGACGTGCGGTCCTCGACCGAGATCCTCTACAGCTTCAAGCGTCAGGTGGCCTGATGAGCAGCCTGAAGCTCCGCAAGCGTGGTCTGATCTCGGCACCCGCCGTCCTGCGCCGGCTCTGGGAGGTCGACCTCTCCCTGCTGCCGGCCGACGTGCGGGCGATGCTGCCCGGGATGGCACCGGGCGGCGCTCGCTATGGCACCACGCTCGTCAACTCGGGGAGCCAGACTTTCACGACTACGGGCGGACCGTTCAGCTTCACGGTCCCAGCCCACAACACCATGAGCTTCACGATCTGGGGCGCTGGGGGCGGGGGCGGTGGCAACTCAGGCGGCGGCGCTGGTTCGGCCGGCACGGCCGGTGGCACGTCCACCATCGTCTACAACGGCGCGAACGTGCTGACAGCGACCGGCGGCGGCGCTGGCGGTGACGGCTACGGGGGCTTTGGCACGGGCGGCGCTGGCGGCACGGCGTCGGGCGGCACCACGAACACCAATGGCACCGCTGGAACTGCCGGCACCTACAACGGTGGCAACGGCGCGAACGCACCCAGCTACGGCGCAGGCGGCGCAGGCGGCACCTTCACAAACAACCCCGGCGGCGCTGGTGGCTTTGCTGCCGGCGGCGGCGGCGGGGGCGGCCTGAACGGTGCACAGGGCGCTGGCGGCGGCGGGGGCTCGGGTGCCCTCGTGCAGCGCACGTTCGGCGCTGGCGCCTTTGCCATCAACGCGACGATCTCCGTCTACGTCGGGGCAGGCGGGGTAGGTGCCAGCTACTCCCCCAACACAATCGGCTCGGACGGCGGTGCCGGTGGGCGCGGCGAAGTGCAAATTTCTTGGAGCTGACCATGGCAACGATCTACCGCAAGGGCGGCATCGAGATCTCCGACGACTTCGTGGCGACCATCACGGCGCATCCACAGACGCGCAACGAGACCGTCTTCGAAGACGTCAACGAGGACGGCGAGACAGTCCAGCGTATCGAGGTCAGCTACCACGCGACCGAGACGCAGATCGATGTAACGGTTCCGTTCGAGAATTTGGCGCATATGACCGACGAGCAG